GCCATGAAGCCAATAGAGCGTAAATTCATGGGAGTTGATTCCATACAAGTTGGGTTTGTTGATTGCGGATATCATTGTAATAGATCAGCGCTCGAGGTTTTAAATTTTGAAAATCCACCAGTTGACCAGCGTAGATTCGGGCATCCACAGATTTCATCTGGGGTCGGTTCTTATCAGTCTTTGGAATTTATAAGTCATGGTGTACCGATGTTTATCCCTAAAAAATCGATTGTAAAGCATGGAAACCACGCTTCGATGATGCATCCAGAACTAAGAATTAAAAACCCATTAATAAATAATGAATAAAATAGGAATTATATGCTATTTGTTGTCTTTTGCTTTATGTCTTTGGAGCGATTGGAGGATAGCGGTTAGTATTATTAGTTTTTACATAGCCTTTAAAATTGAAATGTATGATTACAGCGAACTTAGCAACAATAAAAAGCCGTAAATCTACGCTTCTACAAGTAATAGATTCTTTATTACCGCAAGTTGATTTGGTAAGGGTTTATGCGAATGATTATGAGCCTAAAATTAATCGAGAGCGTGTTGAAGTAGTTACAGGCAAGGATTATACTGATAATGGCAAGTTTTATTGGTTACCAGAAAGCAAGGGGATCTATCTTTCATGTGATGATGATTTAATTTATCCATATGATTACGTTGATCGTATTATAAAAGCTATGAAGAGGTATCCAGGATGCTGGATTACATTTCATGGTCGTAAGATGGTCGGGCTTGGCTTAGATTATTACAGGGGGCATATAGTGTACCCATGCTTAAAAAAAGTGAGTGGAGATTATGAACTAGATGTTCCTGGAACGGGTGTTTCAGCGTTTAACACAAAGGATATTTCTTTTGATATGAAATCCTGGAAGTTTTTCAGAATGTCAGATATAATGGTTGCGCAAGAGTTGGCAAAAAAGAAAATTAAGATTATTTGTTTAAGCCATGAGGAGGGATGGATTAAGCACATAGAGAATGATTTTACTATTTATCATTCAGAGATCGGGAATTTTGCTCAGAATGAACAGGCAGATTTAGCGTATTTATCAAAATACGGGCAAGGCTAAGTAATGTTTCAATGTCTTTTTTATCTACTGGCCAGTTATTAGCAAGCTGATTTTCGACTCTTTTCACTAATTGATTCATATAATTTTTTTAAATAGTAAAGTATTTATTCAAATTATAAAAAAATGTAAAAATTCACTATTTTATAAAAAATTTTTATTGCATGAGTTATACAGACTATCCTAAAAGTGCATCGAATAACGCTAAAAGGGCGCTCAAATACAAAAAGGAGTCAGGAAATCCGAAGGGATGCGGTACCTCTGTCGGCTGGACTAGAGCGAACCAACTAGCAAATAGAGAGCCTATATCTGCCGAGACTGTAAAGCGAATGGCCTCTTATAATCGGCACAGACAACATAAAGATGTACCATACGATGAAGGATGTGGGGGTTTGATGTGGGATGCCTGGGGCGGTACTTCTGGCGTTGATTGGGCGATAAAAAAATCTAAAGAAATTGACGATAAGAAAATGGAATCAGTTGAACCTAATATTAAAAGCATGAATTCATTCATAACTAAAAGAACTGGAATCTTAAAAGATGTTGATCTTGATAAAAGAATCATTGAAGGATATTATTCAATTTTTGATTTTAAAGATTCAGACGGTGATATCATGGTCAAAGGGTGCTATGCTAAAAGCATCAAAGAAAACGGGCCAGGTGGTGAGAATAGGATAATGCATTTATATCAGCACGATCCATTGACTATACTAGGAAAACCATCGATGTTATTAGAGGATGAAAAAGGATTGTTTTTTAGAACACCGATCACAGACACAACACTCGGAACGGATGTTTTAAAACTTTATCGAGATAATGTATTAAAGGAACATTCCGTAGGTATGAATTTTATACAAAGAGAATACTCAAACAATGACGAAGCGTATATCTGTACGGAAGCTAAGTTATGGGAGGGATCGACTGTAACATGGGGCGCAAATATGCTGGCTCTAGGTGGGTTGGCTAAAGGATCGCAAAAGGATCAAGTAGAACAATACAAGACTTTAATAAAAGCGTTTTACAATGGGGATTATACCGATGAAACATTCCTATTGATTGAAATGCACATAAAGAACTTTGAAGAAACATTCAGGAAATCACTTCAAACAAAGGAAGCCGAGCCATTCACTTCTGAATTGAATGAAGCCGATTTAGATGTAATATTTAAAGATTTCAATAATCAACTAAAAATAGAAAAGGAGTTCCAAAAATGGACTTAGAAAAAACATTAAAGGAAGGCTTGGCTTCTGTTAAAGATGGTCTAGCTGAGCAAACGAAGGCTCTTGAAGAGCGGTATAGTAAACTTGAAGAGCAAGTACAGGCAACTGGAGAAGCTGATCAGGCTACTAAAAGCGAAATTAAGAACCTGGAAACTATAATCGCTTCACAAAAGGAAAGAATTGAAGCGATAGAAAAAAATAAAAACCGTTTAAATGGTGGCGGTAGTCCAAAATCTTTTAAGTCAATGCTTAAAGAAGGACTAGAAGCGAGCAAAGATAAGATCGATGCTTTTAAAGCTGGTCAAATATCTGGGTTTACTATGGATACAAAGGCGGTTATTACTGAATCTGGTGCTTATACTGGTGATGTAGTTCCAGGCGATTACGTTCCAGGATTTAAGTTTGATCCAGAGCGTAGAATCCATGTGCGACAGTTCTTACCCGTAGGAACAACTAATAGCGATAAGATTCGTTATATCAAGGAAACTAATTTTACTGATAATACTGGCATAACGGCCGAAGGTAATGCTTCTGGTCAAAATGATTTTGATTTAGTTGCTACTGATGCTGTTGTTGAGAAAATAAGCGCACACTTTAGAGTATCTAAAGAAGCTTTAAATGATACAGCTGGTTTGGCTTCGCACATATCGTTGCGTGGTATTGAAAAGTATATGAAAACAGAGGATGCTTACAATCTATATGATTCAACGTATGGATTGACTGTAACTTCAACCGATTACGCTTTGGATCAATATACAGATGATGCGGATGCGCAAGAGTATGATGTATTACTTGAAGCGATTAAGCAGATCAGAAATCGTAATTATCAGCCAAGTGCGGTAATGCTATCAATCAAGCGTTATTTTGATATGATTAGGAATAAAGATGCAGACGGTCGTTATATCTTTCCGCAAGATGTTATTTTCGGAACTCGAGTACCTTCTATCTTGGGTGTTCCAGTTATTGCTACCAATGCGATCAATGATACTGATGGAGATGCAGACGATTTCTTAGTTGCTGATTTCGCTCAGTTATGTACTTTATTCGATCGTGAGTCTGTTACAGTTCGTTTTTACGAGCAAGATCAAGACAATGCGATAAAAGATTTAGTTACAGTACAAGTAGCTGGCCGATTAGCATTGCCTACTTATTTACCGAATGCCGGCGCTTTCGGAAACTTTACAACCGCTATCACAAATGCGGGTAACTCTTAGATGAGTTAAGGATGTTTGGAACTTGGAGGGGTTCGATTCCCTTCCATCCTTCATAACAAAATATATTCATATGTATAGAGCAAAGAAAAACTACATTCACAAAGGTAAGAGAATCAAAGTAAATGATCCTCTGTCTTTAGATAAAACTACAATACAGGATTTTATGAATCGTGGATTAGCTTATGAGACAAAGGAGGAAAAGAAAGCCTTTGCAAAAAATGCGGATGCGTACATAGAGAAAGACGAGACTACGAAAACAATGTATTTCGTTAAGAAAAATAATCAAATTATTGATAGGCTACCTAAGTCTAAGGCTCAAAAATTAGTAAAGGAATTAAATGCTTAAATCACCATATAAGGGCAAAACTGGATCGTTTTCATTAAGCAAAACGAATACTGGCACAAATTCTTCGACAGATGTATTAAGTACGGCAAGCGCTAAGCTATGGGCGAAAGTCGATACAACGGTTGAAGATGCTTTAGTTGCTGATTTAGTGGCTGAAAGTATCAGCTTTGTAGAGGAAAAGTACGGATTTCAGCTTATAGAAAAGACGGTGACAGTAGAATATGAATTCTATGGAAAAGAGGTTCGATTGCCTTTATATCCCGTAATGAGTGTTTCTAGTGTTAAAACTATACAACCAGACGGCACAGAGTCCACTTTAACTAACAACCAAGATTACTATCTTACGGGAGATCGGCTTATTTTAGATACTGTATATGGCTGGGAGATCCCAGACGATAGAATTAGATTAAAAGTGGTTTATGTGGCTGGGTTTTCAACCATTCCATCGGGGATTGTTTTAGGATTAAAAAAATTAGTGGCATCAAATTTTGAAGATCGACAAGATGCGATTTCTGGATCAAATTCAATCTTGCCGAATTCATCAAAGGCGCATTTTAAAAGTTTTGTAAGGCTATGAAAACCAGATCAAGGCAAATAAATATCGGGATGATGAAACAAAGGATTACGTTTCAATATTTTTCGCTTAGTTCGGATGGTATGGGTGGCAATACGAGAACCTGGAATACGCTGAATAACGCATGGGCTAATGTAGTGCCGTTATCTGGATCGGAAGCGTTTGAAGTAGGTGGATTAAAGGGTAAGACTAAATACAAGATTTTAACTCGTTACAGAGACGATTTAGTAAGTCAAGGATACAACCAAGATACCTATGATTATTTATTGAGAATTTTATACAACGGGAAATTTTTAAACATACAATATGTGTTTAATGTGGGTGAAGATGGGGCTTTGACTGAATTAATAGCAGAGTCGGAATGATTTCGGCTAAAGTAGATACAAAAGAACTACAAAGAGTATTAAAAAAACTTAATGATGCGGTTGGTGAAGTCCGAAAAAAAGGAGATATACAGATTGAAGCATCGGCACGAAGGATAGAGCGTAATGCTAAAAGAGAGGTTCCCGTAAATATGGGAAGGCTTAAAAGTTCGATTGATGTTCGTGGTAATAATCTTGAAAGAGAAGTTTATACAGATGTGAAGTATGCGCCATATGTAGAGTTTGGTACGGGTAGTCATGCTTCGGAATACTTGTCGGATAAAAGCCAGGAGATGCGTAATTATGCTATGCAATTTTACAAAAATGGAAAGGGTAGAATGCCTTCAAAGCCGTATTTATTCCCAGCGTTTGAATCTGAGAAACCAAAGTTATTAAAAAATTTAAAAAAGGTTATTCGTGGCATTGAATAAGATGCACAAAGAGACGGGGCGCATGCTCAAAGAGGATAATACATTTATCAATCGGGCGGATTATTTATCTAATTCTCATAAAGATTATTATAAAAAGGTTCTAGATTTTCACGTTGAAATGTCTTTAGGTAATGTGCCTGGATTTAGTGTTATTCATAAATTCGGGAGGAATACCGATATCTCTAGTGATTTTGCTACGATTACACAATCGGGGTTTTATAGAACACCGACACAGAACACTGCATTAGAGGTACTTTCAGCGAGCGCAGATGATACATCAACAGGAAGTGGAGCGAGAAGTATTTTTTATGAAGGATTAAAAAAAGTCGGTAATAATTTAGTAGTAACGAGTAACACAGTAACAAAATGGCAAAAATACAAACACAAGAAAGATTAATAGATGTAAAAGAAACGCCTGATGAAGTCAGAGTTAAGTTAAAGTATTGTCAATGGATAGAATTAACAGAGGATATAATTCACATAGATAATGACAAGGTGTATGATAGCCAAAGGAAAATATTGCTAAATATAGATCACATAATAGAGATATATGAATAATAAAAGTATGTGGGAACTATTCCAAGATCAACTGTACAATGAACCTGAAGAGTGGGTTATACAGCTTTAATAAATAGGATCGCTTATTCGGTGCAAGCAACACAGGAAGCGGAAATTATATTCATGCAGAGAAATGGAGTTTTAAACACTACCGCACCGTTTGATGCGTTGAGGGTTGTTACAGATATAGATTCTGCAAAAGGTACTACTTCCGTTGATTTTGTTGCACCAATTAGGATTCAAGAGGAAACGGATTTATTTTTCATGGGTAAAAGTAAAGGGGGGCAATCGCTTCCTATGACTATTGATTTTGAAATTAAACTAATGCAAAATGGCTAAAGATTGCACGACAGAATTACAACAAGCGTATTATTCAGTATTAACGGGGGCGCTCTCTGTTAATGTTTATGATGAAGCGCCGGCAAACGCAACATATCCGCATGTACAACTTGGATCGACTACGCTTACTGATTCATCAACAAAAAGTGATTTTATAGATGAAGCTACATTTTCGCTATCCATAATTGATAGATATGACGTTGATGCTGGTACGAGGACTTATATAAATGCAATCGGAAACACGATCAAAGAAACGCTAAGAACGAGAGCGGATGTATTTAACATGACTAATTTTGACGTAATTTATAGCGTAGTTGATAATGACTTATTCAGAAAAGAAAGAACATCGGATTACACTTACTGGATCAAGGAAATTAGATTCAGACATAAGATTGCGGAAAAGTAATAGTAAATTTTTGTAAATTCACAATAACTTAAAATAAACGAGTAAAAAAATGGCAAAAAACGGAACTCTTGTATTGGTTAATGCTGATGGTACTGCCATAGCTTCTACTACTGATGCAACTTTAAACATCGAATTAAATACTCCAGATGCATCGACTAAAGATTCGTCTGGATGGGCTGATCATATAGAAGGTCAAAAATCTTGGAGCGTTGACGTTGAAGGATTAGCGACTTTTGACTATACCACAGGCAATGTGTATAAGTTAGTCGATTATATAATAAATCGAGATACTGTTGCGATTCGTTTCCTTCCAGATGTGGGAGTTGCGTATTACGGGGATGCATCTTGTACGTCTGTCTCTATTGGCGCACCGAATGAGGATACGGCTACTATAAGTGGAACTTTTACAGGCAAAGGCATACTAAACAAGGTGCAAATTGACTAATGAAAGGAAAAAAACACATTAAGATTGGTCGAAGGAATATCGTTTTTAAATTCGACTTAAACGCATTGGAAGCATTTACAGAAGAAGCTGGGGTTGATCTTGGAGAGATTGATAGCGCTTTGAATAAAGTTTCCAATATAAAAATCTTTATTAAAGCATTGTCGGTATCTGGTGAAACTCCGTTGACTGATGATGAGATTGGTAAGATGGATTTTAGCACATTAAATGAAGTCTTTGCTTTGGTAAGGGAATCAACGGGAAACCTAAACACTCCGAAGTAGGAGAGTCGGTTACGCTTCGAGATATATTTATCTTGGGGTATAGGATGGGCTTAAATCCTTCGGAGTTGCGTAAAACTACGCTTTATGATTTTAATTGTATGTCGGAAGCGTTCAATGAAAACTTAAAGCACGATTATCAAGTTATGCGAACAAATGCGTTCTTAATCTCGGTTTTCGGGGGTTTGGATGCAAAAGTTCGTAAAAAGTTAAGCCCAGAGAAGATGTTACCAATGAATGAGGCGAGGACTGAAATATCAGAGGATGAAAAACGTAAATTGCGTCGATTGATGCGAAAAATGAGTGAAAATGCTGGCAGATTTATCAGTTAAAATAAGCGCAGATATAAAGAAACTGCAAAAGAACATAAATACTGCAAAAGCTACTATCCAAGGCTTTGGAAAGTCTGTTACATCGGTAGGAACTAACTTGTCAGCTAAAGTATCACTTCCTTTGATTGGGATTGGTGCGGTTGCTTTAAAAACGGCTTCTAACTTTGAAGATTTGCGTATTTCTTTTCAAACGCTTACGGGTAGTGTAGAGAAGGGCAATAAGGTATTCGAGGATCTTCGACAGTTTGCATCTGTTACTCCATTCCAAACGGCTGATTTAGCGAAGGCAACGCAAACAATGCTTTCTTTTGGTATCTCGGCTGATGATACAATAAAAAACCTTCGTATGCTTGGCGATGTAGCGATGGGGGATTCTCAAAAGTTAGGTTCTTTGACTTTGGCATTCTCTCAAATACAATCCACAGGCCGTTTAATGGGCCAGGATTTACTACAACTCATTAATGCTGGCTTTAATCCTTTGACTATTATAGCTGAAAAAACGGGAAAGAGCGTTTCACAGCTTAAAGATGAAATGTCAAAAGGGGCTATCTCGGCTGAGATGGTTACGGATGCTTTTAGAATAGCGACTTCAGAAGGTGGTTTATTTTTTAATGGAATGGAAAAAGGCTCTAAGACGTTGTCGGGTGTTTTTTCTACTTTAAAAGATACTATTGCCGAAGGCATGGGAGAAATTGGGGTATCTATTGTTGATGCTTTTGATTTAAAGCGAGTCATTAAAGACGTAACAGGCTTTGTGAGTCGTACAGTCCAGGCGTTTACGAATTTAGATGCAGAGATTAGAAGAAAGATGATAATTGGCGCTGTTATAGTGGGTGCGATTGGTCCCGTTATTATTATACTAGGGCAACTTACAATGGCTATTAGTGCATTGATCCTGGCTGTTAAGGTTTTATTTTCTCCAATTACTTTAGTGATAGCTATTTTTATGGGTATTGTGATAGCTACGCAGAGCGTAATAGATAATTTTGATCTTATGCAGATGCAAGTTCGTAGGTCAATGTTTAAAATGGCTGGGGCTGTTTTATCAAAAAGCGCAGATATACTCGAGACGATTTTAGCTGTTGCGGAAGGTTCTGGGATGTTAGCAAAAGCCTTACAGGTTACTCTAGGAGCCACAGGATTAAGCCTTGTCGGTACGCTTGATAGTATTAATAAAAAAATGCGTGGTTTTTCTGGTGAAATCAAAACACTAGATCAGCAGATTGATCAAACTGATACGGTCGGGCTTATGGAGTCTTTAGGGAATCTGGGCGATACTGTTAAAAATGTATTATCTCCAATCTTTGGGAAATTAAAAGATATGTTCCCAGATATGAGGGATGAGATACAAGAGTTTGAAGATAAAATAGTAGAAGCATCATCTGCCACAAAGGAATCGGCTAAAAATATACTAGAAGCATACAGGGCTTTAGGTGTAGCATCTTTGGCTAGTTTAATCGATGCGACAACTACGGCCTTTGCTGATTCTTTATTTTTGGCAAATGAATATAATACTAAAGAACTGGAATTAAGAAAGTACAATTTAGATCAACAAAAAATAGCCTTGAATGAATCTTTGGCTAATCAATTAATATCGCAAGAGGAATATTCTTTAAGGGTGGCTCTTTTGAACCAGGAGATGCTAGATAATCAGATACAAATGGATAGAGCGAGGGAAAATGCTTTTAAAAGATCGATGCGAGCGCTTGGACAGTCGGCAAAAGATGCGGTTAAACAGATATTGGCTGAATTTGCAAAGCTGGCTATAATAAAAAGCATATCTTCGATACTTGGCCTTGAGGGTGTTACTACGGCTGGTGGTGTAGCAGAAGGGATATTTGGCAAGTTGTTTGGTAAACAAACTTCGGTTAATGATGCTTTAATTACATCGTCTGGTAATGTGGTCAAATTTCATCCCGATGATAATATACTTGCTATGAAAAGTTTTTCACCATTAGCGAATATGAATAGTGGGAGTTCGGCGCAAGCGTTTGAAAAGGCGCTTCAAAGTTACACTTCGAAGTTAAGTCCGAATGAGTTTTATACATTAAGTCAAAAAGGAAGGCTTTCATTTTGAGTTATAATTTAAGGGCATATTGGGAAGGAGAAAATCATAACGGAGTAATTGACAGGCTAGAGATCAAGGAATTAAATTTTTCGGGATCAGCGCTTGAGATTACAAAAACGCAAGGCTTTAGTTTTAGCCATCAAGAAATTACATCGGATAATAATAATGGATATTTGAACCCAACGTTTAATAAAATTCTGATGGGGGTGTTGGAATTTTATATCTGGGGGCATGACACAGATACAAAGTCTTTGATTGAAGATGTAAAGACAGGGGAATCGAAACAGTTTTTAATTGAGTGGAAAAACGGTAATAATCCGATGTGGTTCGGATTCGCATCTGGAAGAATAATTAGTAAGCCAGAGTCTGAAAAGTATCTTTCAACAATACAATTTAGAGATTTCGAGGTATTAAAAACACAAACATTTACCCAGAGCGATAACAGGCAGACGATTATAAAAACGATTGCAGATATTTTATCTGGATTAGGGCATAATATCTCAGCGTATAGTGGAGCGGTACTTCAAACATTTACATCTTGGCAAGCGCAAGGAACTACGCTTAGTGATGATTTTTTAAACCAAGTTTATATCGACACAATCCAGTTACGAGAGTACGGAAGATTAGGGGATGAATCAGATACTTCAATTTCTTTATATGAAGCGTTAAGATATGTATGCGCACCACAGTTATTGATTTATCAGATGAACGGCGCTTTTAATGTGGTTCAGTTAAGCGCTTATGATGATGCAGAAAACGTGCAAAGGGCTGATTATTATTTAAACGGTACTCAAGTCTCGAGAGGTACTTTTGACTTAACACAGCAAACTTTCGGATCTGTATCATTAGGAACTCCGATTATTGTGCAAGATTCAGAAAATGCTTCTTATCCATCAATCCAAAGATTAGGGGTTGAGTATGATCACAAGTCTTTGAGTTCTGGTATTAACGTACCTAGCACAGTATTAATAGAAACACCGAGTGAAAAAAAGTATATCATGCCCGTAAGGTTGTCGGGTGATGAATCGATTTCTTTCAGCGCAGAAAACTACTCAAAAATGAGTATTCCCTTTGCCTATCCACCTAATAATGAGGGGCAATTTGAGCCAAGCGATGTAAGCACAAATACAATCAGGCTTAGTGTTGAATTGAATCTTTATGATGCTGTCAGGTTTATTTCGGGGGGTACATTGCCTGGTGGGTTGTCAGAATCAACTACCTATTATGTTAAGACCGTACTAGCGGTAGGATCGGAATACGATTATACATTTTCGGCAATCCCTTATGGTGTAGAGATTAATTTAACAAGTCAGGGCTCTGGTACAAATACCTTAATTTATATAAAGGACTTACCTAATCCCACAGGTCAGTATTCGTTGCATCTTGGGAAGTATTTTTTTGACTCGGGTGTTGGTAGGTTTATAGAGTCTGGGTTCACTTATACAGGGATGGCTACTAATTTTTTAGAGTTATCTAGCTCAAATATAGACTTAGTCAACAATCGAATTAATATTAATAGTGGGTTTTTAGAAGGTCAAACGGTACAGTTTAGAAATACAGGGGGCGCTTTGCCTTCGGGTATTGATGAAAATACTACCTATTATGTACTTAATCCGCTTACTAATAGTTTTCAGCTATCTGAAAGTTATGGAGGATCACCGATAACTATCGCAAGTACGGGTTCTGGAATACATTTTGCGCACCGTACAACTAATTTTTTAAACTTATCAGACTCTACTCAATACACAACGGCTGAGTATGTGGGGGCTTTGAGTTTTTACATTGAAAACTTGCCCGAAGATCAGACTTTAGATTTAATATTGAGGTTGCTTCCCAGTAAAGCGATACAAGAAGGGGTCATGGATGATGAATTTTTAGACCAGACGTTTTGGGAGAATTCAATCGTACAATTTATAGACCCATCGAACCCATCAAGTACGAGTATTCTCTATCAAATGAGCCAAGATAGTGGGTCAGGATCGGAGGTCTTACAACTTCCAGCGGTAAGGTATGGAGACGGGCCTTTTAATTTTTCCCGAAGCGCTTACAGAACTTCGACAAACTTAGAAGATATTACTACGGGTTGGAAGCGTAGGGGTCAATCGGGCTATGTTGGATTTGAGGAGTTGCTTCTAAAAGAGGTAATGGATACACAGCGTTCAAGGCCTTCTAAGATAAGTGCTAATGTGATTGGTGATTACAGCCCAAGAACTATACTTTTATACGATAGTAAAAAGTTTGCATACGTTGGGGGGGCTTATAAATCCAGGTGGTATCCGACACTTGTAGAGATTAACATTCAAGAAGGCACAGACACTTTAACAGAGTTAAAAAGGGTTGATCCGTCTGGGGCGAGTGGTGTAATAGTAACGAATCCAGATTCAACGCAAGGAATAACGGAAGGAGAAGCAGATGCAAGGTATCTAAGGATAGTAAATAATTTAGCAGATTTAACGAATGTTTCTACGGCTAGAGATAATTTAGGGCTTGGAACGAATGACTCTCCGACATTTAACGGATTAACCGTTGATTCATTAGTAATACAAGACGAGATAAGAGATTTACAGAGTGATGTCATAAGTAATTATTTAGAGATACAGTCTTTATTTGATACTAAAGTAGAGATAGGCGCTTTGTTTCCCGATGGAGATGCTCAGGCTTTAGGTTCTGGGGATGCGGTTACGTTTTTAACTGTAAACACAGGGCAAGGGAACAATGAACTTTATGGGATGGATCAAGATGTTAAGAGTACAGATTCACCGACTTTTGATAGTGTAGTTTTAAGCAATCAAGCGGACAACGGAACTAAGGCGCTAAGGGCAGACAGAGAAGTAAACTCGGGCAATGGCTTAACTGGTGGAGGTAGTTTAACCAGCGATAGAACATTAACGATGGGAACACCGAGTACAATCACAATCGGAGGGTCTAATTCTGTAACAAGTAGTTCACATTCGCATGAGATAGACTTGTCAGGCCGTACAATAACTATAAGCAATGATTCAGACTCTGTAATTACGTTCTCTTCTAATACGCAAAATTTAGGGGCGAATAGAACATGGGTTCCAACGATATCGGATCATGGGAATGGCCAGCGTGGAGTTCTTAATATTGGCGCACAGACTATATACGGGAGGAAATCTTTTAATGATGTTCTTTATGCTTTAGATGATGTAAAAACCGCTAATTTCAGTTCCTATTTTACGACTAATCCAACGGGCTGGGAGATAAAGCAAAACGGGGAAGCTGATTTTAGAACGCTACGAATCGATGAATTGGTGGCCAAAGCATTTACAGCGGATGTGGCACAGGCATTGGCTGGAACAGATATCTTAACAAAGTCAGTAGGCAAGCTATATGATAGCTTTGTAGTTCCTTCGATTGCTGGTACTGTTACGATAACAGTTGAGGACTTAGAAGGATTAGAGGGGTTGCAAGTCTTTGAGTCGGGCGATCATGTACGGGTACGGGTGGTAGATTCAAGGAGTGGGCTATCTGTCATTGATGTTTATGGTACTGTATCAAATTATAGTGATAATAGTGATGGTAC